CTCGATATGATTTTTTATCGCTCATGCTTTATTGTGTTTACTGATAATGTTTAGATCTCGGCTTGATGCTCTAGTTTGAGGAATTAACCAGAGCACCGAGATCAAGGATTACTAATCCTATGAAGCCGCTGTCTTAACAACTGCGAATGCAGCAGGAAGAGCAACAACCAAAGCTACGCGCTTCTTGTAAACCAACGCTCGTTGGTCAGCAAGAGCGATTTCTTTACCACCGAAGGTACCAGACTCGTGTTGTGACACACTCATCTCACCTTTTTCACCGAAGGCCAAAGCCTTCAAGTTTCCAAAGATCATGTACTTCGTTGATACAGCTGTAGCGCTGTTTGCGGGCAAATGCCTTGTAGTGAATACTGGGAAGCCCAATATTTCACCGGCAGGGCGAATACCACCACCAGTCGGATTGTTTGAAACAACCGCCTGAGAAGGTGCACCACCCTGAGGCAATAGGAAGTTACCTGCAGTGTCCTTTTGAGCGCGCAACTTAGCCCACACCGTGCGGTGCATGTACCAAGCGGCTCCATCAAGAACAGATTCTTCGAGGTTAGCGATGACGTCAGACGCATCGGCAACCACATCGAATTCTGAGAAGGTATCCTTACCACTCGCCAATGTTACAACTGTAACATCAGGATGATTAAGCACTCCGATGAACGGAGCACCTGTACCCACAAATCCCTGCTTGTCTGTCATGTTCGCAAGAGCTTCAGCTGCTAGTGAAAGCAACCAGTCTGCGAGCGTAACATCAGCATCTGCGAGCAAGTCGTTTCCAACCACGAACGCAAGCTGCCACTTCTTCGCGATCAAGTTTGCTTGACCGAAATTGATGCCAGTATTTGTGCCCGCAGCGTTAACACCCAAGAACTCACCTTCAAGGAAGGCACCAGTGTAATTTGGTATGCCTTTCTCATCTGTACCCATAGGCCACTTCTGAGCTTGGCTCATAACTAGACCTACTGATGCAGCGATGCGTAGGATTGCAGCTTCGACTTCCTTAGAAACTAAGTAGCCACCTGCGTTATCCTGCTCACCGATAAGTTCATTGGCCTTGGTCTTGAAAAGACCTGAAGCCGCTTTAACGGTTTCAACCAACTTGCTCTTCTGATCATCCGAAAGACCTGTCTTGTCTTTGCCATAAAGGGCTCTCTCGAGTTTCAACTCATTAACGAGTCTGCGTGTTTCAGCAGCAACGATAGGTGAGATTGCTTCCCCGAGCTTCTTCTCCATAGCTTCATCAACGACGGTCTGGAGACCAGATTTGATTTGCTCTAATACTTTTGGATCCATAATTATTTATGCGAGCGAGACTTTGCATTAAATTTTCGCAAAGAATCACTCGTTATATTATTGATCATTCGTAAGACCTGCCTACTTGTAGAGAAATCCTCAATGGACTTCACAAGCTCATCAGACCCTACGACGTTCGACCTTTCTTTTAGGGACTCTCCACCAGAGTTTTCCTCCCCCTCGATACCCTTGAGTGAATCCTCTAAGGCAACGATTGCGGCTTTCATGCCATTGATGGTTTTTTCAACGAAGACACGGCTCGTTTCTGTATGTGTCTCACTGCCTTTTACTGCCTTGGCTGTACCGTCACTTCCGATTGATGCCAACACTGTCTTCGATGCCTCAACAATCGTGTTATCGATTGTCGATTGCATCTGTGTCAGTGCCGCACCGACTTCCTCGGATGCAGTCTTGCGTCTAGCAGTAAATCTTTTTGCTGTCTTACCGGAAATCATGGTCTTTACCACATCAGCAATTTTTGTGGCATCTGTCTGAGGTGCAATCTGTCCGAGTATCGCTATGGTCTCGGCAAGCAAAGTGCTGAAATTCTCAACCGGTGTAGCCTCATCAAGATAAACATTGAATAGGGCATCGATTGTCTCGCACACCTTGTCGAGATTCTCCCACTTCATTTCCCACTTCTGATCTGCCGTAAGTTCATCTTGAACGGCGCCTTTAGACTTATCCTCAGGCTTTGGCATACAGACAAGGGCACCATCAGCATTCTGTGCCATCATTCCTTCGGTGCCGTCCTCGAGCGTGCATACATCGCCTTCAGCTTTGAATGAGATACCCTTAGCCTTGAGCATAGATGTATCGAGACCTAGAGTTGAAATATCTCGGAGTGAAAGAGCATATGGATTTGCAGGAACCGGAACGAATGAGAATTCGAGAAGTTCTGCTTTTGTGATCACGTTGCCCTGCATTTCTCTTGCAATGAATCCGACAGAGGTTGTGCGGACAATTTTCGCATCATAGAGTTTGCGAACTTGCTGTGCGAATGGGTTAGCATCTGCAGGAGCAAAGCGCCCTTTAGCAATGAGCTGATTACCCTTTTGCTCAACACTTTCAGCAACACCAATCGGAAGAGTGCAATAGTCGTGTGCCCAAAGAACTACAGGATTAACCATGTAGTTTGATAGATCCCAACCCTTTTGGTCGATGACCTCACCTTGACGATCCTCGTTGTCAGTAGAGATGACCACTTCAAAAGTTCCCGACTCATCGGTAGTGGCTTTGGTTTTCTCTATGAACTCTTTAATATTCAAATTAGCAAAGTACTCCGACATCTTTGCTTTTATATCCTCACTAAGTTTTTCGTATTGCTTTTTCATTTTATGGTGTTGGTTGATAATAAATTATTAGTTAAACAAAAAAGGGCTACTCGCTGAGCAACCTGTAATGGTCTCTCAAGCGAATAGCCCTCTGGTATTTCCAGTCAGACTTTTTGTATGTTTAAATCAAAGTTCGTTGCAATTATTATACCACAGTGCTTGTTGATACCACAACAACATGTGGATAATTATTGTCGCTTCTGCGCCTCAGACCTGATTCTCTTGTACAGGTTCCTTTCGTCACCCTCAAGATTATCACCGAGTTTCTTGGCGACCTCGATATATGCACTACTAATTTCCTCAGTCGACATCTCATTCACATCGAATTGAGGCGTGCGACCGTTAAGGATTTCCCCAAGGATATAATCCTCAGTAGGCCTGAGTGCGCTTATATGAGATTTGACTCGCGAAATCTCCCCACTCGAGAAGGTATTCGCGTCGTATACGGCCGACCCCGATAGGGCAAGCGCTCCGATAAACAGTCCGATTTTTGTTTTTGTATCCATTTTAATTACACGTAGCTCGGCACATAGCGTTCATATTCGTTCTTGACCCCATATTCAATCGAATGAATGTAGATCATTGTGCTTTCAATAAACGCATGACCGAGTTGTTGCTTAACCGTCAATATGTTCGCACCTCTGTGTAGCATATTCGTTGCTAACGAATGTCTAAACAAGTGTGGCCATACTCTTTTTGTAAATCCCGCTCGCTTTGCTACGACATGCACAAGCTTGCGAAGTGCTTGGCCGACATAGATTTCATTTCCATTCGGCGCGACTGTGGTGAATAGGTACTGATCCTCCGATCTTGGGTACTCCTCAAGATATTTGAGAAGTGCTTTTACACAATGACCGGAGATGTACACGATACGATCCTTGAGTCCTTTTCCTTGAACCACTCGAATCGTATTACTACCAAAGTCGATGTCTCTCACTCTTGCCCCGCACAGCTCTTTGTTTCTGATCCCAGAATACGCAAGGAGCGTGAGTATTGCGGTCTCCCTTGAGTTCCTGCAATTGAATATCATCTTTGTGATTTCGGCTTCAGTGAGAGTGCTCTTGATCAGAACCTTTGGCTTTTTCTGTCGGCCGAGATGTAATGGTCTTCCAATAAAATCCATATACTGCTCGATCGCCAGTGCCGTATTCAATTTGTGACTGTATGAATACAAGCTCCGATACAAGACATACACATACTCTTCAATTTCTTTGTGAGTCGGCCGAAGTGTCCCGAGCTCTCGCAACACTTTCCGAATCATCACAACGTAACCGCGAACCGTAATTGGCTGAAGTCCTTTTTTCACAAAAAGAAACTTCTCAAACCTTTCAAATTCTTTTATTATCATGTTGATTTTTATCTGCACAACGATACACGGCGGAGGGTAGATAAATACCACGATGAATTTTGACTTTAAAAGAACC